CCTCTTCAACCTCCTTGCCGTAATCCCCGGCCCCCTCAGTACCAGAGCCGGAACCGGCACCAGCACCAGGCTTGGGGGTCTTTTTGATTGCGTCAGCTTTGACCTTCTTCGCATACTCTTCGAGGAACTTGCTCTGGTTGGCAAAGACCTTAGCACTATCGCCGTCAGCCAGGGCCTTAGCGGTTTCCTCGGCCAGAGCCTCGTCATAGCCCTGGGCTACAAACTTGGCTTTGTACTCGGAAACGGTCTTGCCCTTACGGAGATCGGCAAGCTCCTGTTCCATCTGAGCCAGCTTGTCAGCGTCTTCCTGCTTCTTCTTTTCCTCTTCGGACAAAAGAGCATTGTGCTTCCGCTTCCACTCAGCGGCCTCAGAATTGGCCTTGGAAAGAGCGTTCTTCTGCTTTTCCAGCTCTGCGGAGTTGTCCTCGTACTCAAACCCTTCCAGAGCGGCCAGCTTCTGCTCAGGGGTCATGTTCGCATACCCCTCAATCTTGCTGGTGTCAATCTTTGCCATAACAAATACCTCCTGCGTTTAACAAGGCTGTTCACTCAGCACTATTTTCCGTTTTTGGTGGGGTTTTCTCCCCTTGCGATTAAGGTCTTCCCTGACCATTCAAAGCCTTGCGGCCTTAAAACCAAAAGAAAAAGAGCTACCGGCAAAAGCGTTTCCGCTCTTACCGATAGCCCGTAGTGGCTGTTACCGTCATCTCTCTATGACGGCCTCATATTTCTTTTTGCTGGCGGTTTCCCAAACCACCACTTTGCCGTTTCTCACAGCAATCTCTACTCCCTTGCCACGAGAGAGGATTTCATTGATCTCCTGAACTGCCTTTGCTGTCAGGTTCACTACCGGGTTCATCCCCTTCACCCTCCCTATTATTCTGTTGCTTGACGGCAAGCTCCACCGCCTTTTTCTCCTGCTCTTCCGCATACTCCATGCTCATTTTGTAAGCAACCTGGGGGTCAGAGAACATTCCGCAATGGATAAAGGCCAGAACCGGAGCAATTTTAGGATTGTTCAGCATGGTAATCAGCACATTGGCCTTTTCCGAGATATTCTCATAATTGCGGCGAGTGAAACGAATTTCAATAGCAGAGAGCTTCAAGCTCAGATCGCTCAGGTTGTCGCAGATGCGAAGAAGGATTTTCAAAAACTCCTTCTCCGACTTCTTGAACATCAATTCACTGTCCTTGGCTCTGGCTTCTGCCGCAGACCAACCATCTCGCATGATGACGGCGGAACCGGTGTCACTGGTGGAAGAACCGCCATTTCGGTTCGGCATACCGCAAATCGTGAGAACTGTATTATACATACTGTCTACAAGGGTCTGCGTTTGCGTCTGGTTCAGTTCAGCAGTCAGGTACTCAATCTTGGCCTTAAACTGAGGGTCAATATCTTTGTACTTGATTGCGCCCTCTTCCCGCAGATCACGATAATCCGAAGAAGAAATATCGACATTGTGGAAAAGCATAAGAGCCTGAACAAACTGCTCTACGCCGTCCAGTCGGTTAGACTCCACATTGTTGATTGCGTCCAGAAGAGGGAGGACGATTTCAAAAGCACCCAAACGGGCTTTGTTTGCCGGGTACTCAATGATGGGAATACCCAAATACTGTTCCTCGCTCCGCCTGATTGCCCAAGTGTTTTCCACCTCATAATAGTGGTCGGCGGTGTAACAGCTAAAGACCAACACTCCATCATCTTTCAGAATATATTGAACACCCATCATGGCGGGATTGCCCAGGGCCGTGGAATAGACCACAAAGGAATAGCGAGGGTCAAGCGTGAAAATCTCAAACGGAGCTTCGTCCTCTTCTACATCAGCCGTACCATCGGGAAGAACCATGCGGTAGGAAGTTCCACAAATGTGCGACCAATCAGCCAGCTCCTTATCCTTTGCGGCCTTATCCTCAGACAAAGCATAATCATTGAGCTGCGTGATTTTCTTGGCAATTTTCTCGTCATCCCCACGACTGACATACTGGACAGGCTCACCCATCAGATAGCCAACCTTGAAAGATACGATTTCATTGGCTCGGTTCTCAACGACTTTGTTATTTATTTCAGGCCGAACTTCTTTCTTCCGGTAAAGAACCGGCTGATCTCCCTTGTAGTATCGGTACAGATAACTAATATCTGCCTGGTTCATGAGGTGAATGAACAGGGCCTTTTGCAGAACATCAATGATGTTATTATCGTTGATTGCGGCCACATCGGTATAAATCACCCTGCGGCCAAATAACGCTCTGCCTCCCATTCATGTCACCTCCTATCAAAGAGCCATTTTATCATCTTTCATGATAGCACAATATCCAATGCTTGTCAATGAATAACTCTTTATAATACCATTGGATATTTAGCTTTTCAACATGGCCGCTTGAAGATTTCGATTTTCCCTCCGGCCAACATACGAATTTCGTTTTCCAGAAGAGCCAGGGAGTCAGGTGCGTCATCGTGCGGAACCTTGCCGCTCCGGGTATAGGTGGTCAGCTCCTTCATGAAATTCCAATACTGACTGCCTCGTTTGTAAGTGGACGGGTGCTTAAAATAGAAGTTCTTCTTGATATTGTCGGAGGCAAATTCAATTCGAGTCTGCTTATTTGAAATCGTCCGCTTCGTTCTGATACCAATGGAATACCCTTGCTGCCGAATGATTTCTGCCACATCACGGGCATAATATTGACCTGCATTGTTGGCCTCAAAAGTAGCAGAAGCGACCTTGTTGGAGATCAGGCATTTGGCACACTCCGGTTTTGTTACCTCTGCGGGAGCGTCATCAAAGACCACATCGACAATATAAACCTCGGTGCCGTAGATAACGGCCACCGGGAGGGAGGTGGAGTCCGAACCACTCTCAGCGGTATCACCTACGGCAATGATGGTGTCCGGCTCCCGGTCAGGAGGCAACTCAAAGAAATAATTCAGTTCATCCTTGTTGAAAAGAAGACCCTTGGCCTCAAAAGGCTGTTGCTGGAATTCACTCTCAAACTGCTCGGCGGATAGAAGTTCCCTCTGTTCCCGGAAATATGCCGTGGTAAAAATCTTCTGACCCTCTCGCTCATACTCATAATTACTCTCGTCCGTGATTAGATCAAGGGCCGGAATTTCAATGGCTCTCCAAGGCCAATTCTCCTGTACCGCATATTCCTGGACACGCCCAATAGGGTCGTAGATGGAGTATCGGGTGCCAGTGAATACCATGGGCGTACCCTCAATGGCTCGGCCCATAATATCGCCGGAAATTACTTCCCATTTATCATCAAGCCGCTGGCGGTTCTTCGCCTCTTCACGGCCCTCCACACAGTCATCCAGATAAAGCACATTCGTAGCCTCGGACAAACCTACCTGACGGGCATCAATGGAACGGCACATGATAGTAGGGAACCGGGATTTGGATTTGAGGTTGATGATCTTTGTGTCCGCTCCGGTCTGCACCAGACGGGCATCCGGGAATACATCATAGAATAGATACTCATTCGGAACCATCAGATATTCTAAGCACCCGTTATAGAAGCTCTTCACAAGGTCATCACCGGTTCCCTCCATCAGTGTAGAGCGGTCAGGGAATTTGCCAGAGAGCATATTAACAAAATTGATACCTGTTTGCGACTTTCCCGCTCGTTTCGGCATGGATATTGTTAAAAGACGCAGCTTTTTATCAAGAATATCTTGGAACCCCTGCACCATGGGTTTCAGGTAATGCCTCCGGGGAGCATAAAACCGCTTTTCCGGCTTCCGGTCAAGCTCAATATAGGTCATAAAAGCGTCAAAATTATGGGGAGCATCAAACAAGAGGCTCTTCCTCCATGCCTCATAAAAATGTTCCGCCTCTTTCGGAGAAGTACGGCGCAACTGCTTGGCCGAGAGAACCCGCAGCTCTTTACTGACCTCATGCGCCGCTTGAAAATCTTCCGCTTCCCACTGGCGGCAAAGGGATAACAGGTCAATATAGGCGGCATGATCTTCCGGCCTATTCCCAATGTGCCGTTTAATACTGTCTGCCAGCTTCCGATAATCCATAAAATCACCTCAAAAGAAAAAGGGCTACCAGATTTCTCTGATAGCCCGTAATGGCTGTTACTCCCGCCCTTGCAAGAGCCTATTTGCTTTTTCACTTATTCGCTTACAGGGTTTAACAATAGATTTGCCCCGATAGATAATTCCAAATGGGTTCCGTCCTCTACGATAATCTGTTGACTTTCTCCATACTCATTGAAGTAAACGGTAGAACGAACATCTTCTGAACTGTCATTGCCTACTACGAATACCGTAGCTCTATCCTTTTCTCCTTCGTAGATAACATCGTATTTTCCAGCCGGTATGTTGTACCATACATAAGTGTAGGTTCCAAAGGTTTCACTGGGTACGGTCACTTCCTGTCCATACTCTCCAAGTTCACCATCTACCAACCGAATTGAGTTCTCAGTCACCATCTCTTCCACCTTTTGCTCTGCCTCTTCTTGGGCTTTCCGTTCTCTCGCCGCTCCGAAAGGGTCTGCCTCAAAGATGACCATGAGAACCAGTCCAATCAATAACAGTCCTCCGATGAATTTCAAAATCAATTTCATGCCTCACCCGACCTTTCGCACCTTTTCATACCAAGTGGGCCTACTAATACCGAGTTGACGGCAAGCGTCATTCACCGTAATCAGCCCTTCTCTTTGCTTTTGCACCAGTGTCTTAAATTCATCCGGGTCAATCTCATAAGCAGGGCGACCAAACCCCCTTCCTGTTTTGGCAGATACTTTTCTCCCTCCAACTACTGGCATAGCGGCTATCCCCTCAGCTTGACGCTTCCGTATCTTCTTCCTCTCCTGTTCTGCCATTGCTCCCATAACTTCAATCAGAATGTTATTGACCATCTCGCCAATCCAATCCTGCCCATGGAAGTCCATCAGCGTGGTAGGAACATCAAACACCCTGACAATAATACCATGCTCCTTGAACCACTCCAACTCAGCTTTGATTTCCGCTTTATTCCGTCCAAACCGGTCTAATTCTTCAACCAAAATTTCATCACCGGGAACCAAGATGGATTTTAGCTTTAAGTAATGTTCCCGGTTGAAATTCTTTCCGCTTTGCTTATCGGTGAAGATATGGTCATCGTCCAGATCAGGAGCATAGGCTTTCAGAGCGGCAAGCTGACGAGCAAGGCTCTGGTCTTTGGCTGACACCCGGCCATAGCCATATTTCATTTAGACTCACCCTGTTCTGAGTATTTGTAATCTATAAATTTCTCTTCCTCAGACAAATTAAAATCATCAGCGTCCCAATTTGCAGAACAAGTACCATCGAATACATTTTCACAAGCGGCAGTCATTACCTCCATAGGGCCAGAATTTGACCTTTTGGTTCTCTTCGACAGCTTACCGCTTTTAAGAACAACTCGGTCATAACTGAACTGCCAATGGTCAGATACTATGATATTGCCGCCACAAAGAGGGCAACAGCTTATTTCAGTGCCATATTTCACTTGCTATCACCGCCTGACCCCAATAGAGCGTCCAGGTCATACTTCGGGTCTTCCTTCTGGTCAATCAGAATTTGGTCAGCTCTGCGGACTCCGGGTTTTCTCTCCTGAATGACCACTTCATAACCCAGGGCGGACAGCATTTCGACTGCGCTGTTGAAGGATAGGTTAGTGCTTCTCAGCCGAGAGCTGATTTCATTGCCACGCTCTTTACCAAGAGCCTTTGCCATGGTCAGAAGAGAAACATTTTTCGCTTTCATCAAATCTCGGATAGCCTTGTTGATATACATGGTAATCACCTCTTGATGACACTATACACTGAATTTATTTTGTTGTCAATAGGGGGGTGAAAATATTTTGTTACTGAATAAGATTTGTAACTGAATGAAGTTTGTTAGGAATAAAGCCTTTTTATTTTTGTGGGAATTTTCGCCACTCACCCCGGCCCGGTGGCGGTAGATATATCCCCCGGCCCCGGTATCAAGCAACCCGCCCCGGCTGCACCCTGAAAAGCATAAAAGAACCGCCCCGGAATGAACCAGGGCGGCAAACTTATTTATTTAATTTCATCAATTCAAGAATTATTTGAACCGGTAAAAGCAAGATCAGCAAAACTATATACACATTTACACCGCCTTATATTGAGGAATACGGGTATAACCTTCAAACACATAAAGAACCAGATCAGAAGGGGAACACCCCTCAACGGCTGCAAGCTCTTTTCTAATGCCCTCTTCATCTTGAGCCGTGATATATACACTATACCCGTTAATATTAAGGGGGCTATCTGTATCGGGGTTAAATTCTCCATCGTCTATAATCCACTCTGAACCCATGTTAAAATATTCTATTTCAAAAGCGGCCAACGCTTCCCGGTTCCAATCATCCACGGAATAAAAAATCTCGTTCCAATCACTCTGACAGCAACCCCGGATAATTTTCCAGCCCCATTTTTTTCCGTCCACGATAGAAAGAACCCGGCAAAAAATATTGTTTGTTTCAGCTCTACTACATTGTGTATAAGCCTTTACAAGCCCTTGCAAGGCGGTTATATCGTCCTGGCTATATTCACCCTTGGAGGGCGGTAAAAATTCCTCTATGGCCTCTTGTGCGCTCTCGTAAAAGGCGGAATAATAACCGCCTGTTTCAAGGTCTTCTAAAGCCTCTTGTAAATCGCCATTATCAAGGGCGTTTTCCACTAATGTAAAAACCGCCGTTTTTCGTTCCTTAAAATCCCGATTGCCACAAACAACCATATTTTCAGGAAACAACCCATCTTCAAAAAGTAAACTTTCTTGAAATTCCGGGTTTATCTGTTTGGCGTAAATTTTCATAGCTGCACCGCCTTTACATAATAGGCCGGGTAATATCCAATTTCATAATTGCAGTTATACCTACGAAACGCATTTACTACCGTTTCAAATTCTCTATTACGGGGAACAATGGTATTAAAACCATCATTCCCAATATGGGGAAATTCTTCTTTCTGACAATCAACATAAACGCCCCACACATTGACCGGTGACACCTTGCAAGCGCACAAGCGAATAATTTCCCCGGCATTATATCGCTTTTCCGCTTCTTTCTTGCTAATACGAATATAGCCGCCTATTTCAATATTTCGCATGATATACCACCCCTTAAAACAACCGGAATAAATTAGAAGAGCGAGCTAAAATAACTCCATATTCCCCTGTCACTTTATCCCAAATCAAACCGCCGTTCATGCCATAAATTCCCCGGCTAACTCCTATTTTCTCATACCATTTTGGCAGTGTGTCCGGGTCAACCTCTGTTAGATCACGGGCCAGCCCTAAACGGACATACTCTTTTAACTGTTTTCTTGTGTATTGCTTCATCGTCCCGCCGCCCCCTTTACTAATTCTTGATAGATTAAATGAGTTAAAAGCCGTTCCGCCTGTTCTTCCGTGTATTGCGCTCTTTCCCGCTCCGACTGCTCCAAAATGTTTCCCAGGTCAACCACGGCGGAACGGTTATAGTAATAACAAGTATCTAACACACTGGGCAAGCCCTGGCACCAGTCTATAAATACCGCTTCATTAGTAAAACCTTTTGCCGCCTGATATTCCGGCGAATAGTATTTTTCACTGGCGTGAACTTCAAGAATAAATCGGGCCACATTTTGAAAAGTGCAAGGGCCGGTAAAATCATACCCGCACGGCTCGAAATGGTCTAAAATATACTGCCTTACATTCTGGCGAGCTTTTTTATTTGTTGTCTTCATTGTCTTTTCTCCCTTCTCTTTACCAGTCGAACCAAACCGAAAATATTTTCCCGATATTCTTTTAACCGCTTCATTGCTTCGGCCCTGGTATATTCACAATCTTCAATCTCCCACCCGTAACCGTAATTTGTTTCAATGTCCCACCGGTCAACGGTTTTTCTAACATACGCCATTTATACCGCCCTTCTTTCTGCATCACTGAATATCTTTTGTGTCTTTAATATACACTGAATAAATTCAGTTGTCAATAGGAAAATACAAAATATTTTCAGTGTTTTCTATACATTATAAAAGAGTAAAGAAAAGTACACTTTTCCAGACAATCGGCCCAGGCTGCGCCAGATCAGCCAGGAGCGGAGGGCCGGGGCGCAAGGCGCGCCCCCGCCCCCGGAGGGGGGGGGGGGGGGGGCTTCCACATAGTCGCAGAGGTGGCCTGGATAGTCGCAGACCTTCGAGCGGGATAGTCGCAAAGTTGTGAGCCATAGTCGTGAACCAAGTCACTCGTCTGTATCATAGTCGCTGGCAGTAGCTTCCAAATACTTCTGTTGAAGCTCTTCCGGGGGAGTCACCTCGCCAAGCTGGTTATTCGGGGTCAAAACCACTTCCTGCTTGTCCTGATAGCCGAAATGGTTCTTCATCAGGAAGATAGCTGCGACTGGATTGATCTTCCCGTTCTGAGCGTAATCTTCTATTTGGGCGTTCAAAAATTGATACGCCTTTTTTATAAAGTCCCGACTTTCAGGCGGAATAAAGTCGCTCTCAATACCATTAGCCCATTTCCAAAGAGTTCTTCTATCCCTACCAAAAGCCAAAGCCAGTCCCGCAACGCTCGGCTTCATATCATCCTCAGCACAAATGCTTAGATACATTCCAATACGCTCTTTGACCTGGACAGGTTCCTTCATATCCACATTGGGCCAATCCCACATCTTCATGGAATGTTCAATATATCTACGATTATCGCCCGGTTCAGCATGGACACTCATAGCTTCCGTCCGATCAGGTCGCTTGTTCCCACCAGTCCCCTTCGGACGGCCACGCCCTCTCTTCGGAGTCAATTCTTCACTCATATTCAGCACTCCTTCACTAATTATTTTCAGTTAGACTTTAGTGAGTTTAGTGACCCATTTTCGATTTTTGCTATAAATCTCTCTATATATCACTCTCTATGGAGGGTTTATACAGAAAAATATAGAAATAGCGGTCAAAAAATGCCCTTAAAGCCTTGCGCCACAAGGGTTTCCGGTAGTGGCCGATTATTCACCAAAAAAGTCACTAAAACGCACCAAAGGCCAAAAGTCGCAAATATATTCAGTAGGCCACTAAATATATTCCTCTCATGCCGGGAACAAAACTACGGTTTTCGCTCCATCCTTTTGAAGCCACTCAAAATAGGCGATTTTGTCTACCCGGCACCCTTCTTCAAACGGGTTATCAGTATTGCAAATGACCATTTCCACAGAAGCGTCTTCGGGAATATTGGTTAACTTTGCTTTCAGTTCTTTCACGGTCATATTTCTTCCTCACTTTCACTCGCAGAGGTATCGTCACCTTGCATGGAAGCTCGTATAAAAGCCTGGGTCAAGATCATGGCTTCTCCGGGAGTTGCACCGGCCTGAATGGTGGCTCGGTAGAAGAGAATGCCGGTTTCAGCCAGAACGCCGATTGCCTTATACAGCTCCTTGAACTTGTCATTGTTACTCATTACGGCCATCTCCTTTCTCGCACCGGAGAGAAATCATTTTCTCTCTGGTCAGCTTATCTACTACTCTCCCAATCTCAAAGTAGCCGGACATAGCCGCCAGTCGTTCCAGATTTTTTGCGGTCTGTGCTGTGACCAAGATGGACATACGGCGCATATTTTTCTTATTCATAAAACTCATCCTTCCTGGGAGTTTTTCAAGCAAAAGTCGTAGAAAGCAACTAAATGGTCAGCAGCCTCTTTCATTTCCTCATAGGAGGCAATGTAGGTCTTGCACGATGTTCTATCAAGAGCCGCAATAATTTTACCTATTTTCTGGAAAAGGAGAACTCTCTCATTTTCAGTGTTCATTTCAGGAACCGGAAAGAGAAAAGCCGTTTCTTTTGTGTAAAACTCCGTACCGTCTTCGCATATCACTTTGGTTTTCTTGGGTGTAACACGCTGGATGGTATAGGGTTTATACAAGGTCAATCCCGTGTAAACATTCCACCCATAGGTGATATTTCTTGGAATACACACTTGCATACCGGGTTTAAGATCATTGATGGGAATAGAAAGTTCAAACTCATTTCTCTTGTAATAGGCCATAAAATTACACTGTTCCCTTCATACGAATGTCCCGATAGGTAGGATAGCCAGAGTAGACGGTCTTACCTCCATGCCATTCCGGGTGAGCTTCCATGTCGGCATTAAACCGCTTTGCGCTACACACAAAATAGCCGTTGGACTTACACCAAATCTTGTAAGCGTCATAGAGCGTCTTAGCTCTGGTGTAGGCACCTCCGGCCTTTTCACACCTTTCTTCTAAGAACTGCAATACCAAGTCATTGTCTTTCTCGTACTGCTTGACTACCTGACGCATGGCCGGGGACATTTTCAGGCCGAACCGCTTATATTTGAAGTAGCCCTCCAAGAGCCAAGTGAAAATGCCACGCATGGCCTCCTGGGTCTGAAATTCACTTTTGAGGTTTTTGTCCTGCTCGTCTTCGGTGAAGTGACGGTTGAACTCCACCACCCGTACACGGTCAGAGGCAAACAGGCTCTTGTCATTGACAGAGGGAAGGTCGTTACAGGACAGCCAGAGAGTGAATTGGGGGAGGAAAGTCGTGGTAGCTTCGTAGAGGTTCCGGGCCTTGATCTCTTCGCCGCCCGTGAGCTGCTTGATTGTTTCTTCGTCCAGCTTGCCATACTGGTTGCTCTCCGCCATGGTCACAAACCGCTTACCTTTAAGGGAAGCCAGCATGGGGTTCGCTGCCTCTGCGTTCTTTGACCGGTCAGACTTGCAGATAATGGACACGGGGGACACAGAAGCGTAGTCGCCCAGGAGATGATGAATGGCACTCAGCATGGTAGATTTTCCGTTGCGAGTGGTCTTGCCGTGGAGGATGAACATACACTCTTCATTCGCCATACCGAGCATTGAATAGCCCAGGGCCTTTTGCAGATATTCAGCCTTGTCCGGGTCATTGCAAGTGACCTCTGTAATAAACCTCTCCCACCGCTCACAGCGGGAGTCCTGCAAGGTATAGTCGAAATTGGTCTGCATCGTCAGGAAGTCCCGCCAATCATGCTCACGGAACTCCATCTTCTCCATGTCGTAGGTTCCATTCAAGCAGTTAATGAGAAAGGGATTTGCGTCAAACTCTTCTGCCGTAATCGGCATGACGCTGGCAGCGTCCTTCATGAGCCGGTCACGGAAACGCCGGTCGCCCATTTTTACGATAAACTTCATATACTCCCTGCGGCGATCTTCGTTGTCAATCTCTCCGCAGTAGAGAGCCATAAGGCGGCAAAATTCCTTGATTTTCTCAGCCACCAACAGGGAGCCAATATCCTTCCTCCATGCTCCCTTAGAATAGGTGTACCAGCACTTTGCTTCCGGGCAAAAGCGGGTATCATTCTGGTAGCACTCGGAAAACAGCTCTGCCATACCAGACTCGTCCCAGGAATAGCCGGTGCCGCTGATCTGGTGGCTCCGTTCCGGCTTGGCCTCTTTGATGTAAAACATCTTTCGGGACAGGTCTTTGTCCATGATGTACCGGCCATTGGAAAGCTGAAAAAGTTCCTGCTCTTCCGTGGTCATAATTTCATCGGCCATTTCTCGTCACCTTCCTCATTGCCTTTGCTATTACCAGCACCGAACAAGCCTGAGCGTCTTCATCCCACCACGCACACCTCTCTTGACAACAATGCAGAACTTCGTCCGTGGAAGCATTGAGAGGGCAATACTGCTTATTCTCCATCTGTTACACCCCCCCCCATAGAAGAAAGCGTTTCTCAGGGCTGTGTCGATATGGGACATGATCTGAGGCGGGAGGGTACAGACATATTTCCAGTCTTCGGTAATGTCGATGACCCGTACCTGTTCACACTCGACCATGCTTTGCTCCAAGTTCTCCCACACAAAAGCAACATGAGTGGGCATTTCCAGTCGCTTCATCTTTGTGGTCAGAGGGACTACAATGCTGGTGGGAGAGAACTGGTTCCCCATGTTATTTTGAACGATGACCCAGGGCCGCTTGCCTCCCTGCACATGGCCGGAGGCCGGGATAGGTACATCTATAATGACAACATCTCCACGCTGATAAGGTTTCATAAATTACCTCCTGTATCTGGTAACTGAATTTACAATGGTTTCAATCTCCGAACGGGGAAGAGGCGGCTTGCAAGCCTGAGTGTTGGCATACAGCAGCTCTTTGTAAATCTCCGCTTTGGAATATCCCTGATTGTGCATCTGACCGGCCAGAGAAGTCAGACTTAGGTTCCGGCTTCCGGTAGTGATTGTTGGATATTCAGGTTTCAGAGCGATTTTCCCCGGCTCTGGCTTTCGGTAGATTGGGGAGTAAATGCGTTGTGGAACGGAGGAACCGGCACCCTCTTTCGGAACATCGGGGAAATACCTGGAAACGATATAGTCAATCGCTTCTTGGTTTTCAATGATCTCCGAATAGATAATGACTTTTCCGGTCATAATGAAGTACCGGCCACTCCGATAAATCTCCACCCCGGCTCGGTTGTTACGACCTTTGAAGGGGAGAGAGCCTTTCAGCAGAATGTGTACCCCTCTTCCGCTGCGGCTCTTCTCCGTATAAGAACCGCAATGGCTGATAATGTCAGAGGCTAACGGGTTCAATAGTCCTTCTGAAAAACCGTCATCAATGTCAATCCCGATTAGTCCATCGTCATTGAACACATATCCGATGCCGTCATAGATGCCGTTCGCCACATTCAGCACAGCACAATCAAAAGTTCCCCAGGTATCAGGTAACACAGAAGAGGCAGCTTTTTTCTGGCCGGTCTGCATGGGAACCTTGCTGCTATTCCAGACATTGACCCATTGGGCCTTTTCTTTCAATTCAGAGGGTATTTTTTCATACATGACGGCACCTCTCGGTCATTCAGGTTTCATAAGGGGAAGGGAGCGACCAATCCCATGTTTCTCCGCCTTTGTAGGCATTTCTGAAATAATTGTGTTTGCCATCTCCGCTGAACCAGAGATAGTCAGAAGGTAGAACCCGCCCCGTATTGGTTTCTCCATCTTTTTCCGCATACCATCGGGTAAGAACATCTTCACACAGGGCTTTAATTTCATCATCAATCGGGTTATCTGCATCATACCCGATGAATTGATAAGGAGCGGTAACTACCGTAGTGATCGAACCATATCCCTGATCGACACGGTTGAGCGCACACCACACACAAGCGGCCTTTTCCGTATCAGACGGTACACCCCTGGCCTCTCCCCATACCATCTTTGCCAGCACATCAACCTCTTCCTCGCTCCAAAGAGGAACAGTGGGTGTGGGTTCCGGTGTAGTGACTTCAAGCACAGGAAGTTCAGGAGGTTCAATGATTTCTGTTTCCGGCTTGGCGGAACAGGAAGATAGGAGAACCAATGACAGCAGCAGTACCGGAAGCAGCTTACTCATTAGTGGTTTTCCTTTTCTTTGGAGAGGTCTTGGTGGCGAAGAAATACTTGTTATCCACACAGACCGGATAGCCGGGAAACCTATTGCTGGCTCTCTTGGTTCCCTCGCTGTAAATCTTTTCCGCAGTTTCAAGCGGCATTTCGCCGGTAACATGATCTACACCGGCGACCATGATATACGGGACTTTCCCGTTATTGTTCACGAATGTCATGAATACTTCCCCTTTCTCTGTTCCATGCCTCCACATCGACACCAATCTTTTTCAGTTCTTCTTTGCAGAGCCATGTGTAATCGTCCGGCATTTCGTAATGTTGAATAAGCCGGTCATGTTCCGCGGCAAAGGCTTCATAAAAGCGTCTGAGCCGCTTAGGGCCAAAGCCCAGATGAACCGCAAGGGTATAGAGAACCATTGCGTCAATGTCATCGGTATAGCGTTTGTCCGCTTCGATGATTTGCCGGTTGATCTCCATTTCCATGGCCTTTTTCTCTGCGGCGGTGAAGACTGCTCCGTAAACCTTTCCTCCGGCCTTTTTCACAATCATGGTTCATACCTCGAAGTCTTCAAAGAAAGCCGGGTATCGGGCCTGCATCTCAACCAGGAGCATCTTTGCGACCTCTCGCATATCCGGGTGTGCGGCAGGAGCGGTACGGAGCCGAAGGAAGTGCCTCCATTCCCGCATATTGGCCGTCATGACCACCTCGGTCTTCGTGCTGTTGGGAAGAACAGACCGGGCCTCCTGCGGAGTACAGCCGAAGTCAAGCATATTGAAATAGGCTTCTTCTGCTTGGGAACAAGCCCAAAACCAGTGTCGGTAAGCCGTACCGTCTTTATCAAGGGAGCAAGGCTTGATTACCGTAATTTCAGAACCAAAGTTCTCTTTGCCGTAATTGCAATAGCGGGTACTTTCCTGGCAGTAGGAGGCCAGTCTGTGCCGAACAATCTCATGGCTCACACCTCTATCACAGGTAAAGCGAACACTCACGCTGCCATGCTCAATGACAGCCTCATGACCTCGCTTCAAGATGTTCTTGACAAACTTTTCTGCGCTGTCCCCGGTAATCTTGCTCTCGGACTTATAGCAAGTGCGTCCGGCCAGCTCAATCAGAGAGAGAAGGTCAGAATAGGCGGGAGGATTGATAAGCTCCACTTTAGGTTCAATGATCTTCATGCTCAGACTCCTTCCACATGGCTTGCCAGCATATCCGCTTGGTGCGTCCACAGCACATTAGGATAGAGGTTGACGGCTCTGGTGTAATCGTTCCACTCGGACTTGTCGGTAAAGGCTCCCATGTGATACCTGATACACAGAACCTCTTCCTCAGTCAGCTTGTAGAACTGGCTTAGAAGCATGACCGACTTATCACCGTGGCCTTTGAGAAGCGTGTTAGGATTATGCTCCCAAGAGAGTTCATCGAAAATGAACTGCTTCTCCCCGCCAATATAAATTGTGTCTTTGACAGGATGACGGTACAGGTCGATTTTGCAGAGGTCATGGAAGATACCCACCAGATAGGGAGAACGGCAGTCCTTCCATTTCAATTCCAATCTCTCAGTCAGGCCGGCCAAGTGTTTTGCTACGGATAGAGAGTGGTCAAACAAGCCGCCCTCATAGTTACCGTGGTACTTGGTCGAAGCGGGAGCGGTGAAAAAGCCATTGATAGTGAGATAGTCCAAAACCTCAACCGTAGCCAGAGAGGTTCCGTCCGGCAGACGCATGAAGTTTAGGAACTCAGACCGGGGATCTCTTTCGGTCATGACCCAGCACCTTCTTCCTGATCTAATCTGTCGGAAAGCCGATTAACTTTCTGTTTTTGCCAGTTTCTCACTTCACAGGAACATTTGAAAATACACTTAATTTGGGCCAGCATAATTTCCACATCAGCGATTTCTTCTGCGATATGCTTCACATCGGTTTGCCCTCTAAGGTGTTTGCAGAGTTCCTTTTGCAATTCAGACATTTCCTCGAAAAGCATATTGATTTGACTATTTACGCCGTAATGTTCAACGGCTCTGCTGATAACTGAATACTCACTCAGCGTCATGGTCGGAAACCTCCATTTCCAGCACCGTCATAATGGCATAATTGGCAAGGTCAATCAGGGTGTCCCGAATGGACTCGTCATTTACCTTCTGTTCCCCACTTCGGGAAAGAGTCTTAAACCGGTTAAACTTATCGCCCAACCTGATACGAGCCATTGCCATACCCTCTTCAACAAAGGTCTGGTGGAAGCTATCACCGTAATCATGGTTCTTCCGGGCATAGAGGCCGTTGATTTCCTCACAGATTTCCCGGTGCATTTGAACCTTTGTCTTTGTTGTGGTCAAAGTATCTTATCCTCACTTTCCACATATTTTTCAACAAACCATTGGCGAGGGAGAGCGGAAATTTAGCCGCCCTCCCTCGTCCATAATCAGCCAAGAAGGGCCATCAGGTCACTCTTAGATTTAGGGGCCGCAGTAGCCGCCTGAGCGGACGCAGGAGCGGTTTTGGGAGCCTGGGTGGGTGAGGGTGCCGCCTGTTCATCCCACCCGTCAGAGGGCCGCTTATCGGCCAACCGAGCGAAGGTAATGGTCTTGTCCGGCTTGTTCTTGTTCGGTTGAACATCATGCTCAATATCACACTCGATGAAGTGACCCACAAGGTCTTCATGGTCGATTTCGGTAAGCTCGAAATCCTGCAAGGCGGTTTTCGCAAAATAGCTGAACGCATTAAGCGCACCTTCGTTCGGAGAGCCGTCAGTTTTCAGCAGGGAAAATCGTTCGATGTGCTTGGCTCCGCTTTGCGTCTGCATGGTAATTTCCAGCTTGCCAAAGGCTTCCTTATAGCTGACCCCGGTAATTTTGAAGATATGGGTTCCTTCCGGGATAAGGGAAAACCCATCACTCAAACCAATTTTAGCCATCTTGTTTGTCCTCCTTAGACTTCATCATTGACGGGAAAGATGATGCCCACAAGTTCCTCGTCATCTCCGGGTAATTCCGGGAAACTCTTTACCAGCAGGGCTTTTGCGACATTGGAATTGGTGTCAATGTCGTAGGCATAAAGGATTTCACAGGTGTCTTTCCGCTCAATCAACTTCCAGTCATCGTTGCTGATCTTGATAGAAATGTCACCAGCCTGGGTCTTATAGACCCGAATACAATCCTTGATGCCGCCATCGGGATAGGGCATGATTGCCTCAGACAGAACCGCATAGTCTGTATGACCAATCTGGTCAATCATCTTGTCAATGGCCTGGGGCATATCCTGAATAGCCGCAGCGGTCACGCTTTTCACCGTAGTGGGAATGAGCATCATAGCCGTGGGGGAGGCCAGCCAGCGGTCAACAAAGGGTAGGTCTTCAATCCCTCTCTTATAGATCACTCCGCTGGAAGCCAGAGATTTCACAAAATTCTTAAACTTCATCGGTCATCCCTCCTTAATTGCTTTCGGCAGCAACCGGTAGCTGTCCTCGGTGGTACTGTACTTATCCAAAACCCCGTCCGCTTTCATAGCGTCCTTATTGATTTTGGTAGTGGTACTCTTGCTGACTTCCCAGGTATAGGCAGTACCGGCGATAGACACCTTTTTGTCCCCCTCACGGAACTGCTGAATAGCCGCCTTTTTAATCATATCGGTCAGGGTTTTGTACCGCTTCTCGTCATCGGAAACCTCGGCGGCATGAGCGTCCAGCTTACCTTTCAGCTCTTCGGCTTCTTTCACCAGAGCCTCTAAGTCGGTTTCAGGAGAGAGATTGTTGGTACGGAGAGCGGCCAGTATTTCAGCGTCCTTTTTCTCGTCATAGGCCGGAGAGAGGCCGCTTTCCACATGGTCTTTCCACCACTTCAAAGCCGGTTTCACATACCGCTTCTCGAAGTCCGGGTAACGCTCTGACACTTTGAAAGGCCGAGTGATTGTGTTGACGGAACTGCATACGAAGTTCTCAGGGTGTTCATAATCACCGGGTTCCAGGAAGGAGGCCACCATTATTACGCTGTCTACGCCCAAGAGATACGCATAAAGGGCGGCTTGGAGGGCATAATATTCAGGAATATCTTCCGCCCAATCCTCTACACGCTTGGAGGTTTTCATTTCCAGAACGGTTGTAGGCTTGCCATCTTTGCCATGCAGCAGGTAGTCCCACATACCACCGAGTACCGGCGTATCAGAGAAGAAATCACCGAAGGTCTTCTGGAAATAATTCTCGCCGTAAATATCGGTTGGAGTGACCAGATTGCTCATGAAGTAGGTGTTCTTCATGTATTCCGCCTGTTTCGGCTCGATGGTCTTACCGGCAATGGTATAAATCGTGTCCTCGAAGGGCTTCTGGTAGGTACGGGTGATCTCACACCAGACCTCAAAGGGAGTAGACCAAGGATTGAGGCCGAGAATGGTAGCGAACCGGGTAGCGGTCAGCTTCTTAGGACGCTTGGGCGGCACAATCTGAATTTTGTTGTCAAGCCATTCCATGATTAACCCTCCTGAGTGTCATACGCCGAGAGCATATCCCGTACACCGGTAATGAGCTGGTCGCACACATCAGCGGTGATCTTGGTGAAGCCCTCAGTCTTTACGGCCACATTCTGCACAAAGCTTTCCTGCTCTGCGTCCAGCTCCATGAGCTTTTTCAGTTCCGCTTTCAGCGTGGCAACCTGTTCTTCACTGGCGGCACCCTCCGGGGCGGAAGTCAGCTCGGACTTGATTTCCTGACGCTTCTCAGCGGTCACAGGAGCCTTTTTTGCGCTCTTAGGGGGAGAGGGAGGTGTCTGAGTATCTTCATCTGCACCGGAGGTATTGTCGATGCTGTCAGCCTCGATAATGTCAAGAACGAGCTGCCACAAATACCGGCGCATATAGGTGATAGAACTGCCCAGGGCTTGCATTTCGTTCGTCACAACCTTGCCGCTGTTGGAGATGATAGGGGCGATCTGCGTGAAGGGAGCCTCAAAGGTAATAGGCTCTTCATCCCGATCATCACAGTTGAAAACTTTGGCAATGGCGTACTCCTTGCCGAAGGTGGGAGCCATCAGCAGACCCACTTCCGTGAAGATGGACTCGGCCACAGGAACAATGTCACTCAGCTCGAAGTACATGAACTCCAAGTGAATGTTTTTTCCGGTTTTCTTCACACCGGCTTGCAGGAACTTCAATCGGGCAATCTGCAACTTCCGGCAGATATTCATGCCGCTGTAATCAACGGCGGGTGCGGGGGTCTTTTTACTCTCGGTAGCCATTTTTCTTATACCTCCTGAAACTTCTTCAAAAACTTGTGAGAACTGATATACTCATTGATCTTCGCTCTCTGCTTACCCGCAGCCCTACGGCGGTTGAAAAACAACCGTCTGCGCTCTGCTCTACCAGGATTTTTCTTCATATTGAACCCTCCAATAATTTCAACAGATTTCTTTTCGTGACAGCGATAAGATTATCGCCGGTCAACATCTTCCATCGGAATTTGCGGTCTGTCGGCACAAGCCCAAGGTCTTCTGCTTGAAACCGAAGATCATAGTCACGCACCGTATGGCCGTCTGCCTTGAATGTGACCGGACTATCCCTATCCCATTTCAAAAGCAAGCTCTTCAATGGCTCCCAAGCAAGCTAAACTGTCCTTACCATAGGAGAGTGAAAGGACATACTCTGTGTTCGGTTCTCTTTCCAAGACTATCCCTCCAACAAAGCCGTCAGCTCTCGTTTGACCTTATTTACTCTCCGGGTATTCCGCTTAGGAGGCTTGATACCAAGGAAATCCCGGACATACCGTTTTGCCAGCCGGATATACCAGTCACGGTCAACCACCTCAATAGAGAGATGATTGTCATTGTCTACCACGCACCTTGACGGTAATCCGGCAATCTTCACGGGGTTTCCAGTCGAGAGGTGCATTTTGTAGAGCGTTCCCATACGGTGATTGTCCGTGGCATATACCCGGTTGACTTTCTGTACCACTTGTAATTCTCCATCCACCTCATGAAGAGCGTCACCATACTTACTCCCAGCCTTGGCGATCAGTTGGAAGTCCAGCAGCTTGTTACACTCCATGATAGTCTGCTCCACAGGAACTCCGTAGGCCAAACAGTCTTTGACCGCTCTGGCAACTACACAGGCGTTGTTATTGACATTGAACGCTCCTGCTGGTGCAATCCCTCGAACCAGAACCCCGCCTTTGATTTTGGGGTCGCCCTCAAACGGGACTTCCACATAATTGTTTACATCTTTCTGGCAGATCATCTTTATCAGGTCTTCTTCCAACTCAAAGCCGGTGCGTTGCTCCCATTCTCCGGTAATCTCTTGATACTTGGGAACATCGGAGTCATCAAGGCTGACCATGATGCCATCGGTGTTAAGCTGAATGATTTTCAGCGTAGGGCAATCCTGAATGAGATGGATAGCCATTTCAAGAAGCTGTAACTGTCCTGAGATACAGACCGAGCGGCCCATGAGGGGGTCATAGAGGTCGTTATACTTGTTCAACATGGCTCCATAGGTGGTGTTCAGCACCAGCTTTAGAGCATTGGCCGTAGCCTTGTCACCGGCCTTTTTTGCTTTGACCCGCCGCTCAATGGTAGCTGCATACACATCGGGAGAGGGAATATTCCGACTGCAATAGCCGTTTAAGATCATCTGGTGAGGGTAGTAGCTGGCGACATCTTTATTGCGAATGGAACGGGTTTTCGTAGCTTCCTCCTGGTAACAGGGAATGGCCCCATGAATACCTCCGTAGGCAATCGTGCAAGGGCAGTCACCAACCATGATTTCCAACTTCTCTTTGAACACCACCTCATTAGGGATGGTCATGTCTTTCAGCCGGTCAAAAAATGCAAATACCTCCTGCGGAATGTACTGGCGTAACAGAGTAGCCGGGTACTGATATTCCCGCTCGTCATAATGAGGTTTAGGCTCTGCGTCAAGGTAGGCAGCAGTCAGCTTGGCATTGGTCATATAGAGGGCCTTTGCCGGGTAAATACCTTTCTCTTTGCCCAGGGTCAATTTGCTGGACAGGTAGCCTTGTCGAAGGTCATCCAGCTTATCGGTTGCGTCTACATCATGCTTGCAGTAGAAGATGACCTCTTCCAGCTCTTCGGGAGTCAATGGTCTATCAAGATTGAAAGACACAGTGGTTTCCCGAATATCCATACCCAGGTGAGCTTCTATTGCTTTCAGGGACAATCCCATCTGGCAATCGTCCATGAGGTCGTATTGGTCAAAGTATATCCGGCTCTCTCGAAGATCAGGGTATTCCCATCCCTCATGGCCCTGGACGATAATGAAATCATTGACCACTTTCACCTCTTCCGGCGTATAGTCTGCCAAAACAGCTTTCAGAATGAATTGGTCATAGTGCTTGTTATTGAACCCGGCCAAAAGTGGCTCCTGTTCCATGAATTGTTTGACTGCTTCGTTGTCGTTGTGAATTACGGTGTACTCTCCGGTGGCCTTGTGTTTGAACACGAAAAGCCAATCAAAGGCAAACACCTCACAGTCAAAGATAAAAAGATTATCCACTCATATCGCCTCCCCACTGTTGGGCCATTGCTTGTGCAACACCCGGAAATGTTTTTGAACGAGTTTTTGGGTCACGCTCATTTCTCCCCTGAAATCTCCGGTAATTCCCATGAGCGTCTTTACAACCTCCATTAACATACGGGGTAACTCCTTCCCGAATAATATCGGTAGGGGTAAGGGGGGGGGAGGTTTTTAAGCCACAGGCAAGTCCGCTTCGTGTAAGGGTGTCCGAACCACCACGGCTGTATCGCTTGGGTATATTGCGGCAACTGGTGAATTTTTCCGGGTGTGGGGTTCTCAACACAAATTTTCTGGCAATCTGCTTCCAGAAACTTCATGAAAAACGCTTTGGCTTCAACGGCTTTCGCCATTCGTTCTTTATTGATTTCCCCTTTTATTCGCAATCGGACAGAACCTGCATTGGTCAGGTAGGTGCATGGAGGAAAAGCAATCAGCAAATCCCATGTTCCAACAATGGCGTGAAGATCACCGTCCATCGTAATAAACGGCTTATTGCCATTGATAAGAGGAAGAACATCTCCTTTGATGTGCCATTCCGGGTGCCCACCAGAACACTCTTGTGTATCGCAAGAATAGGCTTCATGCCCTAATTTCCGAAAGGCGATACATACCGCTTGACTCTCTTCACAGGCTACAAGGACTTTCATTTTACCTTGGCTCCCCGGATGATATAGATACACTTATCAACTCGGTAAGCATCATACCCCTTCGGGTGCTGCTCATTGTACTTGCGCTTATGACCCGAAATGGTTGCCAGTTTGTTCTTCGCCTCTTCCTTGGTGTCATACTCAAAGCACATATTCTTTGCGTTACCGCTGGTTAGAAAATCTTCAATAGCCTTGACTTCTTCGCTCTTGGCAAATCCCCTTCTGTCGGGAGCCTGAACATTGTAGGTAATTTTCAATCTATTCACCCTCTTCTTAATTGGTTTCCGGGGCAGCTATCGTGTCGATATAACAGAGGTCTTCTGTACCCGGTATAACATCAAACAGACTGACCGTAACTGGCTCAGAGGCTTGTTTTCGCCTCTCATGTCCTACGGCAGAGCGCATTGCGGAACAGGCTACCGTGATAAACTTCAATTTCTGCAACTCAGGAAGTGCAAAATATCGCTTCACACTTAACAGATACCGGAAGATAACCACATCAAACCATTCATCAGAGTTTAAGCCCTGTTGTCTTAAATAGCGGTACACAATACTAATGTGTTCCGAAGCAAACCGGCTTTCTTCAAGTGTGAGAGGCCGTTCATAAAACTGTTTCGGGAGCCTGACTGCTCCACCCACATCACACTCACGGGTTTTCATTTGTCCCCCCCCTCATTCTAAAATTTTGCAGCCGCATTTGCGGTACGAAGTGCATCGTTTTTTATAACTGCGGACAAGGTATTGAATACCGTTATCCACATAATCATAGGCAATCGGTTCTCCCTTGCCCTCAAAGGTTCTGGCAATACGACCTACGCTCTGTGTAATAATGGCGTAATCCTTTTGCGGAGTGGTGAGGTACAACCGGTCAAGCCTGGGAATATCCAACCCCTCTTTTGCCAGGGCATAGGTTGCGAACAAATAGTGCTTCTTCCCAGCTCTCATGTCCTCTATGGCCTGTTCCCGTTTCGCCTTGCCCTTTTTGGAAGTCATTTTCCCGTCTACCATTACCGCTTGATCTCTCAAATGCTTCGGGAGATGGGCCATCAAATATTCCAGGTGGGCCAACCGGTCAGACAAAACAAGGTTGTAATGCTCGGCGTTCAGCATGAGATCACCAACAATCTGACCGTTTCTACGGAAGTCCTCAGCCAGATAATTTATCAACTTGGCATAGATGATCGTGCCGTCCGTATCAAGGAACTCTTTACTTAGACCAATTTGAGTAGGCCGGGGAAGGACACTGACGGTCATGATTTTATCGGCTACCGCCTCGTCTGGCACCTGATAAGCGATTTTTCCCAAAAGAGCATAAGTAGCAGCAATCATGCCGTCTGCCCGATGAACCGTGGCAGAGAGGCCGTACTTATGCCGAGCGGCCAGTGAGCTTAGTACCTTGGAAAATTGTGTGACTGCGGTAGGTGTACCGGCTACCCGGTGGCACTCGTCCACAATGACACAGCCCCAAGTGTCCCTGTATCGGTTTAGATCAAGATTGCACATGGTCTGTACCGTTGCAAAGGTGATACCCTTACCAATCTGGACTCTTCCTTCTGTGATTGTTCCGGTCAGGGCCGAACTCATATACTGCTCCGCTCGGCTCTTGCTCTGCAAAAGCAAGTCCCTCGTATGGGTGAGCCAGAGTGCCTTTTCTCCAATCTCGCAAGCCAGCGCAATTCCGATCTGCGTTTTACCGGAGCCAGCCGCACTCTGCAAAATCCCACGACCACTTTCTACCAGAGCGTCCTTTGCTTTTTCCTGATAATCGTAAAGGGGAATGTTGCACTGGAAGTCAACCTTGGACTGCGGAGCAAAGGTCATGGACACATCGGTGAATGGAGCCAGCCGAAGAACATCATTGAAGCAACCGTAGGGAAGCACCAGCGTGTCGCCATCCCATTGCATGAGATACAACTTCTGCGGTGTATTACCAAGCCACAGGTTCATACGGGCTTTTTTGGTATAATCGGGATTTGCCAACACCAGATTTTTCTTGCACCACTCCAACAGGTCAGCGGTAGGGTTCTCAATCCTGAGCTGATTAGAAACGGTCATCCGCATTTCGACACCCACTCTTCCAGTGTAATTCCGAACTGCTTAATTTCTGACCAGTACAACGATCTCCGGGTAAGCATGGCCCTCTCCATAGTTTCAAGAGAGATAAACCATACCTCTCCGTTTGTCATTCTGAGAGCAAACCATCCTTCACCGTTTCCCGTCTGTCGCCAGAGTGTCATTGCGGAATACTGATTTTCTTCCACTCGTTCCAGTCGGAAAACATCTTTCTCACATACCTTGCAGTCAATGGGATAGGTGTGGCCATTCTTAGCGGCAATCACATCAAATGGCTGGCCTTGGCTGTTTTGCGCCATCTGGTGCGCCCAAAAGCCATACCCTGCGAGGCTGGTACAAAGCTGCCGCTCAAAAGAGGTTCCAGTCTTACGGTTCATGTTTGTCAAACCACATTCCCTCCCCACATATCTCTCAGGAGTGCGGATGCCTTAACGCAATAACGAGCGGCGTTCAAGTGAGTAGTAGAACTTCGGCTCAAGTCTAAAGCCTTATCACGGAACCGCATATATTCCTGGTATTCTTCGGATTTGCGAGAACATCTTGCCTTAATGACCTCTGCCTCCCGCATAAGTCCCTGAGCCATGCTTCGAGCATCTTCCGCCATTTTGACTTCCAGGACTTTGCGCTCCTTGAAATAATCCAAAAGCTCTCTTACTTTTTCGTCATCCCAATCAGTGTCAGCAACCAAGAGCTTGAAGAGCTTCCTGGTTTTCTCCATCGTGGTTGGGAAAAATTCATCAGCAAGTAACTCGCAGCCTCCGCTATACCATGAAATTTTCACAATATAGTTCATGACTCTCCTTTCCCCGCCCCTTACGGGGCGGGATTATTTTGGATTACGGATTAAACGCAGAAGCCGAAGGACACGCCAAAAGAGCCGCCGGCGAGGGTAAAGTTGGCGCTACCCGAACTGTTCACATTGCAAAAACTGGCGGTGGCGCCGCTACGAGGCGAACGCTCCCACCGCCAATCCCGCTCACCGTTCTGCTTGCACTTTCCGTACTCGGTGTTCTCCTGGCGATACCAGCCATACCAATGCCCCTCGTCACCGTGGGAATAAATCTTTCGGCCAAAAATTTCCTGCTCGGACAGAACAAACAGAGGGTCAGAAGTCAGGCCGTACTTCTCGCTGTTTCCGCCCAAACTCGTCTTCTTCAAACAGGGCTTGATGACCTTCCGAAGATCAGCAGGAAGCATTTCGATGACGGAATTGTTCAGAACCTTGCGAAGCTGAGAATTTTGCCAGCCGCCCTTGTTGGTGTATTCAGGGTTCATCTGAAAATCATCATTGAGGGTTTCCACCGTTTCAAAGGTGATAGGCAGGATATTGTTCTCTTTATCCGTATCGTGATTGAAGTCGATGATACGGGCCGTCATAACTGTGCCATTAGACAGGGTGAATTTTTTGGTATCGCCTTGAGCAAACACCTTATCAGCCATGCCAGACTGAGCATACATAGCGATTTCAGCCCAAGAGCAATCGTCCAGTTTCATCTTCGGGAGTTCGGGAAGGGTGTAAATCCGGCCATCTGCGGGAACCTTGCAACAGGGGCAAGTAGGGGTCTTCTGCATGGTGGAAATGACTTCCTTTTGGTAGGTGATCGTCCGCTCCAAGCGGTCAAACTCAGCCGCAAGCTGAGAAAATACATTCTTATCCATGTGAAAATCTCCTTTTCAATTTTCAAAATGTCTGGTATAATCAGATTGAGCTTTTACGCTTGCCGTGGATGGGACTGCACTCCCGTCTGCGGCTTTTCCTTTTCTGCGTAGGATAAAACGCTCCGGCCAGTTTACAAAAGACATAGAAGAGGAATAGGGCAAAGGCCATGTGAAGCGTTCCGGTGCCAAGAGTCATCATGTCTTGCTCAACAGCGGCAACCGTTCCAAGGAGCCAGAAAAAGGAGAGAAATGCCAGGGTTCCAAATATCCGTTTCATTCATCTGTAACCTTCTTCCACACATACTCTTCTCCGGTCTTCTTTCTGTACCAGTCCTCAAACTCGGCCCTGTGTACGGGGTCAGTGAAATATTCCCGCACAATTTGAAGCAACAACAGGCTTGCGGCTTTAGCCTGGGCTTGAACTTCCGGTACAAAGGCACTCACGGCTCCCCGCATGACCCCATCCGCATCTGATACCGATGTAGAATATCAAGGGAGCGGCGAAGGATTTCGTCTGCTTTGTCCCCGGTGCGAACACCAGAGAGCGTTGCGGACATTTCGTACTTATCAGTCATCAGTCCTTCATCAGAGAGCTGCCGGATAAGCCAAGTAAAAGTCAGACTTGCACCGGCCACAAGTTCCCTGATCTGCTCACGGTAGCTCGTGCGCTCCTGCTCCGTCAGCCGGATAACAGGTACATCGGGTGTCCAATACGGACGGGGTGTAGGGTTTCCCACCATCATGCGACCTCCTTTCTTCGATTTACAACTAAAGTTATAAATAATCCTTGTCAACTAAAATCGCTTATGCTATACTGGACTTGCCACAGAACAATAAGCATTAGAGATTTCATTTTTGCATAGGAGCCGAATTTCTTTCAAAGAAAGAGATTTGACCCCTCGGATTGTTGTTGCCTGTTTTATAACTTTCGTTGTTGATATGAGTATATCAACGATTATCGTTGTTGTCAATAGGGTATCAACAATTTCTGTTGATTTATTTTCAGGAGGTGCCCGCACAATGAAAACGGTAAATCGTACTCCCGAAGAGCAAGCTATTCTCGATAACATTGTTGCCTGTCTAAATTACAAGAAAATTGAACAAAAGGATTTATGTGAATATCTTGGTTTTAGTTCTCAGATGTTCACAAACTGGAAAAACAAATCAAGTAATTCTTATCTGAAACGGCTTACTAAAATTGCAGAATTTCTTGATATTTCAGTCGATCATCTTTTAGGAAAGGTCAGTATTTCCGGCGCGTCAGAGTTAGAAGAACGGCTACTCAGATACTTTTCTTTTTGTGACGCAGAGGGTAAATTGCGTATTATTCAATGCGCCATGAATGAATTTGACCGAACAGCAAAAGAAAAAACAGACCCTTCGGAAGAGCCTGTTGTTGGCTAAGGTCATCGACCTGTCTGAATGGAGAAAGACGCTATGAAAATCACAAAATTCCCTATTGACCTCTCCATGTTGACCGAAGAGGAAATAGACCAGTTCAGACAAGACCCCTCCACACTTTTTGAAGGGGACACCGATGTATCGTTGTACCTTCGGTTCAGCTCCGAGCGGCAACGGGAACAATCCATTGAAGGGCAGCTCCGTGATTGCCGAACCTTCTGCAAACTGAATAGCTACCGTATTACAGCCATCTATGTAGACCGGGCCACCACCGCCAGAAAAGATGTAGAGAAGCGGGTTCACTTCCAAGAAATGATACGGGACAGCGAGAAAAAGCCCTGGGAGTATGTGGTTGTTTGGAAACTTGACCGCTTTGCTCGGAACCGAACAGACAGCGCACTTTTCAAATTCCGCCTCAGAAAGAACGGCGTAAAGGTCATCTCTGCTACTGAGAACATTTCTGAGAAACCGGAGGGTATTATTCTTGAAGCTGTGTTGGAAGGTATGGCGGAATTTTACTCTGCCGACCTCTCGCAGAAGATCACCAGAGGTATGAGGGAGTCTGCCTTGAAATGCCATAGTATAGGAGGTCATGTTCCTCTCGGCTATAAAATTGAAGATCATAAACTGGTTATCAATCCGGCTACCGCTCATATCGTCCAAGAGGCTTTTGAACTTTATGCCAATGGGGAAACCGTGGCCGATATTTGCCGTATGTTTAACGCAAAAGGCTATCGCACAGCCAAGGGAGTAGAGTTTAACCGGAATAGTTTCAAGTCCATGTTCCGTAATAAACGATATATCGGGGTCTATACCTACAAAGATATTGAGATGGAAGGAGGCGTTCCGGCCATCATTGACAAGGAACTGTTTGAAACGGTGGGCCGTAGGCTCTCTAAGAACGCAGAAGCCCCGGCAAGGGGCAAAGCCAAGGTGGATTACCTCTTGGCCGGAAAGCTCTTCTGCGGCCATTGTGGAGGCTCTATGAATGGGGAAAGCGGAACCAGCAGAACCGGAGCTGTCCACAATTACTACACCTGTTATACCAGGAAGCGGAAACACGCTTGTGAAAAGAAGCCCTTGAAGAAAGAATGGATAGAGTATATCGTAGCGCAAGACGCTATGGAGTTACTGACCGATGATACCATTCAAGAGCTGGCAGACATGGCGATCTCTCAAACTGAACAGGACTTGCGAGAAAATACCCGTATTCCTGAACTTACAGAACGGATGAAGGAAACAGAGAGCGGTATTACCAATATTACAAACGCCATTGAAAAGGGTATCGCCTCTGACGCTCTTATGAACCGACTTGTAGAGTTGGAGAAAGAAAAGAAAAATCTTCTCCGACTTTTGGCCGAAGAAGAGAAATATGTCTGTAAAATTGAGCGGAGCCAGATTGTCTACTGGCTGACTGAGTTTAAGGGAGGCCGTATAGAAGACGAGAGATACCGGCGCATTATCATTGACCTTATGGTGAACTCCGTTACTGTATGGGACGAACCTGACGGTTTCCGCATTACGACAGCATACAACTTGACCTCTTGCAAGAGTAAGACTTTCCGCATAGACCCTTCCGGCGAGAAGGGGTTCGGATTTGAGGGGTCAAAGTCCACCAAAACGACCCTAGACGAACTCAAATCGTCGATGGTCACATCAGAATGGCTGTCCTGTGTGTTATACAGGACAGTCATTTTGTCATCATAGAGGTAAATCCTATTGACAAAAGTATCCACTAAGGCCCGACGGTATTTCAGGTCATTTACATCGCCTTTACGGAACTGGTTCAGGAAGAACCGCACTTCATTGACCGTGGGCGTAGGGTGGGAGGAAGTCTCCACAAGAATCTGCTGTTCCAGCTCGTTGCGTTCCCGTTTCTTCTGGGAGATACGCTCCGCAATCACATCGACGATTTGACCACTTTCAAGGGCCTTAAAGAGATTTTCTGTAGCCCGCTCGTTTTCTTTTAGGAGCCTTTTGAGCTGCTTGAGGTTATCTGTGTCTTTCTCCTGTTCGCAGAGCCGTACAACTTCCTTTGCAATTCGGTCAATATTTTCCTTGGTCAGCAGTTTACGGGTTTCCTTGATTACCAAATCCTCAATATATGCTTTGCTGACAGTCTTTTTATGGCAGGACTTGTCCCGGCGGTTGGTCACACACTGGTAGTAGTGATATTTGGTTCCAGTTTTGCTGGTTCCGCTAATGCCTGTCATAGCAGCCTGACAATACCCGCAGAATAGTTTGGTGCTCAATATGTAATTTTCGAAAGCCTTTGCACGCGCAGGGGCTTTTTTCTTTTTGTCCATCATATCCTGCACCTCATAAAACAAGTCATCGCTGATGATTCGGGGCAATCCGTCCGGGGTTTCTGTGCCTCTGTAAGTGTAAACTCCAATATACCGCTTGTTGCGGAGAATGCGATTGAGGCTGTTTTTGTTGAACTCGTTGCCGTAGGAGGTTTTGATATGATTTGCATTGAGGTATCGGATAATATCAGCCATAGACTGGCCGCTGGCGTACATATCAAAAATTTTCTGCACAACGGGAGCGGTGTCCGGGTCAATCTGAATATGTTTCTCGCAGTCTACACGAAAGCCCAACGCCAGATTGCCGCCTGTGGAAAGGCATTTTTCAGCGTTGATGTCCATGCCACGCCGTATTTTCTGTGAGAGTTCGACGCTGTAATACTCTGCCATTCCCTCCAGCACGGCCTCCATCAGCACACCAGAGGCATCATCGGAGATATTCTCACGGGCGGACAGCACACGGATACCGTTCTTTTTGAGCTTGGCCTTGTAGGTGGCGCTGTCGTAGCGGTTGCGGGCAAAGCGGTCAAGCTGATAGACTAATACGGCTTGAAAGAGCTTTTTGTCCCCGTCCGCAATCATACGCAGAAATTCAGGGCGGTGATCGGTTGTGCCGGAAATGGCACGGTCAATGTATTCGCCTACAACGGTATAGCCGTTGCGCCGTGCGTACTCATAGCACTCTTTCAACTGTCCCTCAATACTCTGCTCCGTCTGGCGGTCAGAAGAGTAGCGGGCATAGATTACGACATTCATCTTTTCCACTCCTTCTTCTGGTTGGTTTCAAATAAGAACTGACCAAATTTATCGAAGTTCTGAGGTGTGGGCTCGTGCTTGATTTCATCCATATAAGTATCACACTCGCTAACCAGTCGATTATAGAATTCAGACCCTTTTCCTGAACAGCGATGCACATCATAATTTGCGGCTGCGCGTCGAATCACTGCATTCTTTTCTGCTCTGAGGAATTGAATCGTCTGGCGAACAGTTTCTTCACAAGTTTTAGGGCTACTGCGTTTCTGAGAAAAACGATTCTGATATGAACTTATCCGACCGCAATAAAGTTGCTTGAAGTTTGTAGTAACAAAACCTCTTCCGCAATGGCGACAGACTGCCATTTTATAACCGTTGAGTGCATAGTAGTGCATGATAGCCACGACCATATCTAATGCAGTGCAGCAGGAATATTCGACCCAGTGATCTGAGTGAGCAACTGTTGAATACTCAATGATTGGAATGCTATAGGAAATAGAACCAGATTCAATGCTCGATTGCTCACTTTGATAGATGTTTACAGATAATTTTGCATCATATTTTCGGGCTAGTTTCAAAATCTCCTCTGCTCTTTTATGAGGGAGCTTGCGAGATTCCTTCAATACTGGCTCTGCTTCACTTAAAAATTGAAATGATTTCTTTACATTATCATAGCGGAGCTCCATCCATGCGGCATCATAGGGGACTTCTGTATTGCTGAATAAGCATCCGAAAACATGATTTTGTAAATCAAAATAAGTTTTAGGCCGCCCACGCTTTCCGTGTTCTGTCCTTTTGATGTTCGTATAATCCAGAATTACATCTAGGAGATTGAATGCTTGTCGATGACTTTGGTCTAAAGTTTGTAGTTCGGCGGATATATCCCCGCTTTCTTTTGTGATTATCAGTTTGTATTCCATCTTATACCACCCTAAAAATATTTCCTTTCAACAACAATCATAATCCGAAAACGCCTATAAGTCAAGATGTTTTATTTTTGGTAAAATACCGCTATGGGGTTCCTCGGAAGGGCGGTGATGTAAGTGGAACAGCTTGATATTGTACTGGATCAAAAACAGGCCAAAGTTTTTGCAAGGGCGATTTACAGGGATGTATCTGCTTACATTTGCACCCACAAGGAGGAATTTGAACAGTTTTTACTTGAAGAGAAAGGTGCGGATGCAAATGACAAAGATCAGAGTCCACATAGATCCAAAGGGCTATGATGAAAAGCCCTCCGGCAAGGAGATAGGGGGAATCAAAAGCAGACTGCAAAAAGGCACCAGACCTTCCCTTGTTACGCTGGAAGAACTGGTGCAGAAAATCAGAACAGGCCATTCCATCAGCCCCGGAATCATGGAGGGCATGAGCGCAAAGAACTGGAAGGAACAGCAACTATTTATGGTCGATATTGATAACGAGGAAGATGGGCCGATACTCCGTATTAAAGATGCAAGAGCCATTTGCCGTGATAATGGACTGCCTCTTGCATTTTGTTATCAGACTTTTAGTTACACAAAGGAACACCCCAAATTCCGCCTTGCTTTTGTGATGGACAAACCTATCACGGACGCTGGTATGCGAAAGCATATCATGGAAACTTTGGTGAATTTATTTCCGCAAAGTGACAAGAGCTGTGTAAACGCTGACCGTATTTTCCACGGCACGAATAAAAGCGCAAAACTCCTCAACGAGAATGGCCGTATTTCGTGGGAGAACATCGAGGCTGTCTCTTTCCCCACCCGCCCGGAAGAACACCGTAGCGGCCATTCTAGCCACACGGAAATGCGTTCAGATTCCGAACTGAATAAACTGGTGCAGAACTTTGATTTATTCGGGTATTTGAAAGAGCGCAACGGCGGATTTCGCCGCACGAGCAAGGGAGTAGTATTTCATAACTGTGAAATTTGCAAACACCATGATAACTTGATGTATGTGGAGGAAACAAATACATTTTGTTGTCGCTCTGAGAACAGAGGCGGCAGTATCATTGACTATTTGAAATACACGGAGGGCCTTACCACCGCACAGGCTATTGATAAATTGAAGAATGAGCTGTGTGAACCCATGTGGAAAGCACCTATTCCCTTTGAGGAAGTTAAACTGCCGTCTTTCCCGGTAGATGCCCTTCCCGCTCCATTATGCGACTGGGTGAAGACTGTTGCAGAGAATACGGAAACGCCTGTTGATATGGCGGCTGTTTCAACGCTGGCGGCGCTTTCCTGTGCGGTGCAGGGGAAGTTCAAAATAGCCCCCAAGCGTAGTTACAGTGAACCGCTCAACCTGTATATTCTCATCATAGCAAAGTCTGGAGAAAGAAAAAGTGCAATTGTTCATAAAATGGCTGATCCTATTTACCAATATGAAAAATCAGAAAACAGAAGGCGCAAGGAACAGGCGGAAATTGACTTGGCAAATTTAAGTAGTTGGAAGAAACAGATTGACGCCTTGGAGCGGGACGGAAAAATTGAAGAGGCGACAAAGCTCAGAACAAAATATCGAAACCTGAAAGACAAGAGGGTGAAGCCCCTCCGTCTCATTGCAGATGATGTCACTCCAGAGGCATTGACTTCTTTGCTCTCCGAAAATAAAGGGATACTTACCATTATCTCCACGGAAGGTGGCCTATTTGATACACTTGCAGGGCGATACTCTAATGTGGTATCAATTGATACCATGCTAAAGGCGTACAGCGGTGACCGCATTCGTGTGGATAGAAAGGGGCGGGAAAGTGAAATCGTCAATGACCCGGCATTGACGATGCTGCTCTCTGCACAAGACAATGTATTGGAAGGTCTGATGCGGAATGATGTATTCAAATCCAGAGGGCTAAATGCCAGAATCCTTTATTGCAGGCCAAAGTCTAAAGTTGGGACCAGACATTTTGACACGCCAGAACTGTCCGAAGAATTGGAGCGAGAATATCATGAGCTTATGCACACCCTGCTAAAAATTCCTTACCCGGAGGGCGGAATGCCAAAGGAAATCAGGCTTTCTCCAAAGGCGTATAAGAGGGTCATTTCGCTCTTTGATTGGCTTGAGCCTCAGTTAGTCGATAACCTTGAATACATGAGCGATTGGGGAGCAAAATTCATTGGAAATACTCTGCGTGTAGCAGGGCTTCTCCATTGCGCAATCCATAAAGGCCAATCGGCTGAAATAGCAGTTTCATTAGACACTATGAACCGGGCAATCGAAATCGGAAAGTATTTCATGGCACATGCGTTATGCGCTTACTCGATTATGGGGGCAGACAGAACCTTACGAGGTGCAAAGCAAATTCTGAAACGCCTGCGGAATCAGGACAAAAGAGAATTGAGCAAATATGAATTGTTCCGCCTTTGCCGGGGAGAGTTTGCCAAAGCTGATGATGCAAAGCCTTCTATTGATCTGTTAGTTGAATATGGGTATCTGGCTGAGCGTACCTGCTCCGCTTCAACAGGCGGAAGGCCTCGTGGAAGCAGATACCTGTTGAATCCACTGTTTTTCGATAAATGAACGAGGGTGCGGTAAAAAGGCTATAAAGAGGATAAAGGTTTTTAGACTTTATACCCTTTATACCGCAAAAAAGAAATAGCGGCTATGTCACTGCAATCGTGGCATGGCCGCTACTCTTTATCCTCTTTTTGATCTGACAGATTATCAAGCGCGTATTCGCAGCATTGGCACACTAGATTGTTCAAAGAAACCTTTTGGGCTTGTGCTACTACATTTAACCGCTCAACCAACTCTGCCGGCATTCGAAATGTCTTGTTGACCATTTCGGGTTTGCTGACCTTAAACATAGCCTCACCTCTTGGCACAAGTATAGATGAAAAACCGCGTGTTAAATACACGCTATTTTTACACTTGTATTTTTATGTGTAATCTATTGCGATGCGCTAAAAGATGCTTTATCATGTGGGTATGAATTCAAAAAAACAGAGAGAAGGACGGATACCATGAAATTTCAAGAGCTATTGGCTGGAAAGCAAATCAACTGGGACAGAGTAAAGCTGATTCGTCACAACCTTACCAAAGAGGAGATAGCCGCCAACTACGAGCGGGGGCATCTGGAACTGTACCAGTCGGTTCAAAACCATACGCGGTTTCGGGATTGTGATATGGTCATTAGCTTTTTGGGGACAGAAGGCACGAATGGTGTTTTTCAGGGCTGCTATCGCGTTGGTGGTTCAAAGCCATATATCCGCACAAAATTCCCGGAAGATTTTGTACCAGATAGCGGCATGACTGAGGAGAAGGCTACGATATATGAACTGGTTAAGACGGACTTGCTTGCTGATATGAAAGATCGCCTTGTAATTGACTGGGGCAAGGGAACGATCAATTGGTGTCAGAACGGAACGACAGAGAAGGAATTGTTGGAAATCCGCCCTGCCATGTCTGAAATCAGCTTTACCAGCTATGACAGGGTGTTGCTGTCTTTTGAGACGCTCCACAAAATTGTTTACAACAAAGCAGCATACAAAGAGTGGGAGGAAAAACTGTCTGCTGTGGCCGGGGTGTATCTTATTACGGACACCAAAACGGGCAAGCACTATGTCGGCTCCGCCAGCGGTGAGCAGGGCGGTATCTGGGGCCGATGGAGTGAGTATGCCCGGACAAAACACGGCGGCAATAAGCGACTCAAGGAGCTTATCACCGCCGATGCTGACTATTGCAAGAATTTTCAGTATTCCATTCTGGAGGTATTCCCCATCAAGAGAGACAAACACGAGGTATTGGAATACGAGCAGCTATACAAGAAAAAGCTGTGGTCGATTCAATTTGGGCTGAATGATAACTGATTTGATTGCAGACATTGCAGTTTTCTCAATATATGGTATAATGAAAGAAAACATTTTCCTATATATTGAGGTGAAAATATGCCGTTCACAATGGATGATTTCAAAAAGCTAGATTCTCGTCTTAACACGATAACTAGTCAAAAAGTTGAAGAATTTGAAATATCCTTAGACACACCTCCCACGCTTGAGGAGTTGCCTGATAGCAATAAGGCATATTCGTTATATGCTTCAATTTTATTCATCGACATCAGAAAATCAACGCAATTAATGGAGGAAAGCCAAGCTAAAAGTATGGTAAAAGTATATCGGGCTTTTATGCGTATGGCAGTCAGCTGTGTTCGATCCAACGGAGGGGTAACACGGCAATTTCTTGGCGATAGAATCATGGGAGTATTCCTTGATTCTAAAGATGATAATGGAAATCTAATTGAAGCATCCACGGACAAAGCTGTAAAATCAGCTCAAGCTATGCAGACCAGTATTGACTTTGCACTAAATAAGCATTTGAAAAATAATGTTGGAGGGAAAACAATATCCTGCGGTATTGGTATAGATTATGGAAAAGTCCTGCTTACAAAAGTTGGTATGTATGGTGTTGAAAAGGATGACAGCAAAGAGAATGAAACAGACTGCGTTTGGGTTGGAAACTGTACAAATAGGGCTAGCAAATACTCTGATTTAGCTGATGGTGGGGAAATCTTCATTTCTGAGAATGTATATAACAGATTATCTTCCGATTTGAAGCCTGAAAATGTATGGATTCCGGCGGCTAAACACAAGGCCAATGTCCTCTTTAATGGATATATATCTCAAAACAATTATCTTGAATTTTCAAGCGAATTGGGACAACCAATCGTTTCCACGCCTGGGAACAATGAGGATTCATTTAATATTGCAGTTGCCGTACAACAAATCACTGAAGCCTGGGAAAGTATATCGCAAAAAGAAGGGCAGTTAAAGGCGCTTGAAGCAAAACTCCACGAACAGGCCGAACAAAATCGGCGAACGGAATCAGACATTAGAATTGATAAAGATGAACTATCCTCACGCCAAGAGTCTTTCTATGCTTTATTACATAGCAAATTGCAAAATATTGTGGGGTACTAATGCATGGATACTAAAAATCAAACACAATGTGTAGATAAGGCTGATGCTCTGGACATACTGGACAGGACCATTGATTTTGTTAGAAACTGTGATAATAAAGCATCTATTTTTCTTGGAACATTTGGTGTCATTCTTACGATTGTCCTTACCACGGAAGGCTTAAACAATCTTATGTCAATTGTTCGGATGGCTATTGCACAAAAGACTTTTTGCAATTCTCTTTATCTGCTACTGTTGGCTGGATCTATAATTGTTATGGTATTTGGATTAAGCCAAATAATCAAAGTTTTGGGAGTTAGTAGTAAAAGCAGGCAGAAAAGATGTTGGTATAAACAATCCTGTCTGGATTGGTGATGCTGTAACAGGTGCCTCAAATTTATCGTCAATTGCCAATAAGGACGGACATGGTCCTGTTGCGTTCTCCGAACTTGCATATTCGAACACCATTGAACAACTCAGGAAAAATAACAGCAAAAAAGATGTTGATAGCTGGTTTACCAAGTATAGTGATGATAAGCTTGGGACATATTATTGTGCCGATATCGTAAAAGAACTTTTCAGTGATTGGATTGACGGCGGAATGAAGGAATAGAACTCTTAATCTCCATTGACAGTAAGAATCCTCCCGCAAAGCACCACAAGTTCTTATTTGGTCCGCCTAGGTCCACCAAAGTCCGTGAAATCACATGAGTTCACGGACTTTTTCTACGGAATGTTCAATGAACTTCTGCCCACCAAATCCGGGATTCACGCTCATGACAAGCACCATATATACATCTCGGATAATGTCCTGCAACAAAGCTACGGGAGTTGCCGGATTAATCGTCACGGCAGGTTGCA